GAAGATCGGCTCGAGCCTGCGTATCAGGCTGCCTAATGACTTTACTGTCACGACCGGGCCAGCGTTGAATGTCCAGGACACCTCGGAACAGAGCACCACGCTCGTCCTCGCCACCCAGAAGCACGTGGATGTCGCCTTTAGTCTGGCTGATCGCACTCTTAGCTTGGATGATTATAGTCGCCGTATCCTGGCTCCTATGGTGAATAACCTGGCGGGGCAGGTGGCGGTCGACCTCATTGGCGGTGGGGAAGGTGGCATCTGCAACATTGTTGCGAATGTAGACTCCTCTAATAATGTGATCGCCCCCATCGCCTCGACCTATCTGAGGGCTGGGGCAACGCTGAGGAATAATTCGAGCCCTGTGGCGAACTGGAAGATTGTGAACAGCCCGGATACCGAGGCATCGGTTGTTGCAAGCTTGAGTGGCTTGCTGAATCCGGCGCCTGAGATTAGCCGGCAATACGTGACGGGCCGGATGTATGACGCGCTGGGCTTCATTTGGATGGCTGACCAGACTGTTATCACGCATAATAATGGTGCGCTGGCTCCGGGGTCTGCGACGGTAAACGGAGCTGGGCAGACCGGCCTGAGTCTCACCGTTAATGCCTTGGCTGCCAATATTAATATGGGAGACATTATTACGATTGGCGGGGTACATGCGGTTAATAGGGTCACGAAGCAGAGCTATGGAAGGTTGCGGACGTTTGCGGTGACGGCGAATGTTGCCTCGGGTGCGACGAGCATTCCGATTTATCCAGCGATTGTTCCGGCGCTGGCACCGGGAGTCCCACAGCAATACCAAACTGTTGATGTGAGCCCTGCGAATAATGCGGCGGTTGATCCAGCCCTGGCGTTGGTGGCAAGCACGGCTTATACGAAGAACTTCGCGTATGCGCCAGAGGCTGTGACGTTGGCGACGGCGGACCTGGAGATGCCGAGGAATGTTCATGAGGCGGCGAGGGAGGAATTTGACGGTGTTTCGATGCGGATGGTCACGGATTACTTTATCGGGACAGATCAGCTCATCACCCGGCTCGACGTCTTGTATGGGTACCTGTGGATCAGGCCCGAATGGGCGGTAGTCGTGGCCGATCAAGTCTACTCGTAAGGGCGGGTTTGAAAATCATAAGGTGGGTGGGTGGAAATGAATTGGAGGCAGAAAATAATCACCGATTGGCCGAATGACCCGCAGAGGAGTCATAAGGCTAAGGAGGCCTTGAAGCAGATTGAGGAAAGCTTGCTGATCTTGGCTTCCCTTGGTCACCCTCTCCATGTTGAGGAGGGGTATACACCCCCTCCTCCTCCGGAGTGGCCCAAGGCTGTCTTTCACATGCTTCAGGGGACGAGGGTGGTGGCTTGTCAGGCAGATCTTGATGAGCTTGGAGATGATTGGTACGGGACGATGGAGGAGGCAAGGCACGCTGCGGGAGTGATAAAGCAAAATCAACGCGGTGGTATATTCAGTCGGGCTTTGCCCTCTATCCTGCGGAGGGGGCGGGATGATGAGGAAGCGGAGCAGGAGGTAGCTAGGCTGGCGAGGGAGGCGCAAAAACGCTTTATTCAGGAGCAGAGGGCAATTCATCGCTCGCGAGGGCTGGCAGACTTGCCTGATGGGAAGCGGAACGCAAGACAGATTTGAGCCCCTCATTTTGGGCTGACCGAAGGGAAGACCAATGGCAAGGAATACTAGGGCGAATAGGTTTACCATCTTCGATGTGATGGAATCGAAGGGCGTCTTCGAGGATAACCCTAATAATTCGGGTAGTTCGGACTATAAGGGTCCGACGCTCTATCCAAAGATGTTCTACCACCCGGAGGGCCGGGAACGCATTGTGCAGAGGGCGGAGATTATTGCGACTCCTATGGGGCCTGAACGGGTCGGGGAGCAGAAGGAAATAATACAAAGGGTTGCGAATGATGCGGATGAGGAAGAGGCATTGAGGGCCTCGGGGTGGCATGACCATCCTGCGAAGGCGATGAAGGCTGCAGGGAGGGAGATGCCTCCGGTGGTGGATAATAATAGAGAGTCGGAGCTTGAGGCACAGATTAGGCTCCTCCAAGCACAGCTTGCTGCGGCAAAATTAGCTCCTAAGCCGCCGGTTGTTGACGAAGACCAGGCACGATAAATCCGGGGACGACGGAATGAGCCAGCTCGAACCAGCTAATACGACGATGGGGGATATCTGCGGGGCAGCCTTGAAGGAGTGCGGGGCGATCGGTGTGGGCCAAACCCCCCTCGCTGAGGATATTAATGATGCTTGGACAAGGCTGCAATGGATGTTGATGCAGTGGGAAAGGAAGAGATGGCTTGTCTATCATCTGGTTAATCTGTCAAAGATTGCTACTGGTGCTGTTTCTTATACTGTTGGCCCTGGCGGTGATTTTGATACTGGGAACCCTAGTGTCAGACCAGGAAGACTCAACAGTGCATTTGTCCGGCACCTGCAAGCAGGACCAAATGCCATTGATTACCACCTGGAGATTCTTCAAAGTCGGGAAGATTATGATTGGATAACCCTTAAAAGCCTTATGGCAGGGCCGGGTGAGGCAGCCTTCCTTGACACAGACTGGCCTCTAGCAAGGCTCTATGTTTGGCCCCTTCCTCAAGCTGGCATCTATGAGATTCATATAAGCATTCATGCACAGCTTCCTTATCAGTTTGCCACACCTGCTACTGTGTTTGATTTGCCTCTTGAATACTATAATGCGATGATGCTCAATTTGGCTGTAAGGTTGCGGCCAAAATATAGGCTGGGAAGCTATCCAGGCGATCCGCTGCCGGGGATGGCAAAGGATAGCCTCTCCGTGGTGAGGACGCCGAATGCGCAGATTGCGAAGTTGAGGATGCCCAATACACTGCGGAGAAGAGGGCAGTATAATATCTACTCCGACAGACCCTATTAATTTGCCCCTGAGGGGCTGGCCTTGAGAAGGAGAGAATGAGATGCCTTTGGGTCCAGGTGCGCCGAATCCTTCAGGGATCCCCGGCTTTAATGCTTCGTATGGTGTTGTGGCTCATGCAGGTGGCGGGAATGCGAATGCAACTCCGCTGACTGGTTGGGTTAATACAGTGACGACTGTGGTGACTGCGGCGGATAGTGTTATGCTTCCGCCGGGGTATGCTGGGATGGAGGTTATGGTTATTAATAACGGGACGAATAGCTGTCAGGTGTTCGGGTTTATGAACACTGCACCAGGGGATGTGGTGACTGATACGATTGCTCCGGCGACAGGGGCACCAACGCAGGGTGTTACAGGGGTTGCGCTTGCCGCGAATGCTGTGGGGATTTTTGTTTGTATGACTGGTCAGGCTGGGATGACGAATGGGATTGCCTCAGCACAGTGGCGGTCAAAGATCCTCGCCTAGACTTTAAGAGGAAGGAAAGTGATATGGCTGAGGCATCTTCTCCTCCGAAGAATGCGATGGGGCTGGCTCCATCGCTTCGTCCGTCAGGGTATAGGCTTGTCGATGCAGGTGAGTTGTTTGCATTGCTGGGTACCCTGTTTGGAACTAGTCCTCCAGTGACAGCGCTGGGGAATAATGCAGCGACAGCAACTAGGCTTGCTGGTGGGGTTGTTTGTGTTACGTCGGCGGCTGCTGGGACAGGGGTTATGTTGCCACCAGCGCTGCCAGGGAAGAGACAGGTTGTTATTAATGATACTGCGACAGCGGTGTTGGTGTATGCGTTCACGGCTAGGGTGAATGATACGATTACCCCGAATAATAGTGCAACGCCAGGAGCGAGTGTGTCGATTGCGGCGAATGGGAGCGCCGAATTCGTCTGTGGGAAGACGGGGAATTGGAAGGAAACGCTGTCGGCCTAGGGAGGTTGGGATGGCAGGTCTTACTGTTAGGTCTAACCTGACGGGAAGTGTCTGGTACTTTGCAAGCGCTGCAAGGACACCGATGACGCTTCAGTCTTATCCCCCTGGGGAGTACACCATCATCAATGAGACCGGCTATGATGTACAAATCAGGCTATGGGGCAGGGACTATACTGTCAAAGACGGCTCGACGTGGGTCTTCATGGCTCACGGGGAGCTTAGGAACATTAACACGAGGAATACAGGGGCTCGGAGACCGGGGCAGCCGACTTTTATCCCCGGCATGGGCCCAGGTCCGGCTCTCGGGGATGATGCGGAGGTGTATGCCGACGCCCCGTATGACAATCCCCCTCCCGATACTGCCACAACAGGTTGAACAGCCTTGGCCTCCACCGTCCCCGAATGAGGATAAGCTTCAAGGACTGCCGCTGCCTCCGGTGCAATTGGAACTGGAGTTGTTGCCGCCGACACAGAGGGCAGCAAGGAGGCAAAGGCTAATCCAGAAGCAGCTGTTGAGGCAGGTAGCAGGGCGAGTTGGGTTGGTAAAACAGGAGGAGGATCCTCCTCCAGTCCAGCCTTTGGCTGGGGGGTTTGTTGAACTTAATAATGAGCTGACAGGGCAGATTTGGAAGTTTAGTGATATTGTTGCTTTGCAAGAACAGGAGGGGTCGTTTGTGTTGAGGGGGCAATGGCCTCCAGGCCTGTATCGGGTTGAGAATAAGAGCGGAGTGGAGTTGAAGATTACGCTCTTGGGTGAGATGCATTGTGTGAAGGCGGGGGAGACATGGAGGTTCTTTGCTCATGCAGAGGTGGGCAAAGGTGCTACTCTTGTGGAGAGGAGGCTTTAGTTGGTTGGGGAGAGTGAAGGGCTCAGGACTGGCCACACCTATCTATATAGCCGTCCAGAGGCTATCGCCCCGATCGTTATCAAGGATATGCTCACGAATAAGATTCATGCTTACGCGAGTGTTGCAGACTTAATTCCTTCTGGCCTCGCATTCTTCGATTTTAATAATTGGAAGCCAAGCATTTACGACATTCTGAATAATAGTGGCTCTGCATTCTTGGTGGTTCTCTTCAATGCCACGTTTAATGTGAAGGATGGGGAGTGGTGGAGGTTCATTGCTCATGATGAGATAGAGACGCATCAAAGGCCGTTCGTAGCAGCCTATAATCTGACCCCCTTTATGAAATCTAATTTGGTGCCGCCATATTGGGATCCACTGCTAGGAGGTTCTTACTGGGATAATTTTCAGTCTCCTTGGGACGGCGGTAGATTCTAACTGCCTGGCGAAGCCTGGCCTTGGATAGAAGGGATAGTTTGTGGTCTCAAATATAAATCCTGCCTATCCGATATTCGGGGCACCGACAACCCAGTCTGTTCGCGATAACTTCCAGATCGCCCATGACGAAATCTCAGCTTTGCAGGTAGGGTACCCGTTCCTAAGCCGGTCCGGCGGGACGATGACAGGGGATCTCATCCTTAATAGGGATCCTACAGTAGCCTTGCAGGCAGCGACTAAGCAATACGTGGACGCTCACGCTTCGGTGGGGAGCGGCGTTATTATTATGTCCCCGACGGCACCGGCCTCGCCGGTGAGTGGGCAGCTGTGGTGGGACACCAATGACGGCCAGCTTTATGTTTATTATAATGATGGGAATAGCGCTCAGTGGGTAGCGGCAAGTACCGTCCCTGCTGGCGGGATATTGGGGACCATCACCAACCCGCAGGCCAACGACCTCCTTATATATAATGGGACGACTTGGGTAAACGCGAGGCCCAAGTATAATGTGTCTTTCAGCCTCGTTGGTGGGGTGTTGACGGCAGGGCAGCTATTGGGTATTCATTGCTTCACGAAGGGGATTAGCTTTGCGGCGAATTGGGCTGGGTATCTGGGGCATGTACCGGAGGCGGGAGGCACTGCGAATGCAACAGCCTCGACAGTTATTACGATAAGTCGGGCGTTGGCGGCGACGCCTAATACGTTTGCGTCGGTGGGGAGTATAACCTTTGCGGCGGGTGGGATAGTGCCGACGTTTGTATCGGCTGGTACGGTTGTGTTTGCTGCGGGAGATAGGATGCGGCTGACAGGGCCTGCGACGGCTGATACAACGTTTGCGAACTTCTACTGCTCGCTGGCTGGATGGGAGACTTAGATGACTGTGTTATTCACAGAGGGATTTGATAAGTACGGGTTTACTATTGGCAACGATACTGTTGTCGCCCAGCTATTTTTGGGTGGAGAGTGGAATTCATGCAGTGGTGGGAATATTGTTAATGGGCTAAGTGGCTCTGTCAATAATTATGCTTATCAGTTGAGTAGTAATACTGTTGCTACACGAACTTTAGCAACAAATTATAATAGACTAATTGGTGGGGTTAGGTTTAGTTTGTCTGCCCTTCCTTCTGCTGGGGGTAATGGACCTGCTGTTGCTAATTTCTTGGATGTAGGTACAGCACAATGTTGTATTACCTTTGATGCTTCTGGGCATATACTATTTAAGAATGGCAGCGTTACCAGTGCTACTATTATAGCTACTTCAACAGTGAATGTGTCTGCTACTTCAGTGCATTATATTGAGTTTGATATAGCCTTCTCGGCTACGGGAGCGTATACTATTTGGCTGGATGGTGTGTCAATACTGACTGGAACGGGGAATACCATAACCACTGCAAATAGTTATGCTAATCAATTTGGATTTACAAATCCAACTACCAGTATCCCTAGTCTATCAGTT